ATCATAAAATACTGCTTGAGAGAAAAACGAGGCGAAAACCCAGATGAGAAGTGGAATAAGATAATTCATTACTGCGAACTAGCAAAAGAGTTGCAAAATAAAAAATAAGGAATATTAGGAATAAATGAATCTCTCTTATTTAATTTATTCAATTCTTGTAGTATATTGGACAACATTAATTTTTTTAACAAGTAATACTTATTTATGATATTTAGTTTATTAAACAATCCTTTAACAAAACTAGCAGTTAGTAAAGTTACTGACCATCTAAAACACAAAGCAGAAAAAGTAAAAACAATTAGAGAAGCAGAGATACAGGCTTGTAAAGAAGTTGATGTGCAAAGAATTAAAAGCCAAGATAAATCTTGGAAAGACGAAATATTAATGTTATGGCTTGTTGGAATGTTAAGTACAGGCTGGTTTGATAGCACAAGAGATAACTTTGAGGAATGGGTAAGAATTATAAACGATTTACCAGACTCAGTATGGTATTTAGTAATTATTGTATTTACTGCAACATTTTCTACTAAGATGACAGATAAGGTTTTAAACAGAAACAAAAAGAAGTAATATGTCCGAATGGACAAATTAAAAATTGATGCTGTTATAACAGATTTAGAATTACAATTAGAAACAAGTAACAATCCTTATGGTAGTTATATTAGCTTTAGATTCATAGATACTTATCCATATTTTACAAAAGTTAATGAAATGGTCGAAGAAATAAAAAGACGAAGTGATGTTGATTTAATTAATTACGAATACACTTATAAACAAATTCACAAAGATACAGATATAAAACATTTTGATATAACTAAAAACTAGGGTGGCAAAGAGAGAGATAAACACCACCCTAGTATTTTGGGTTAGAAAGGTATAAGACCCAAAATTCTTAAACGAGCCACCAAGTCTCCCTGATGGCTCTATCTACTAACTGATAAACAAGAGAGCAATCAATTTCTCGTTAGCAGAATTCATTAAACTTTACTATTCAAAGCTAAATCTCTTTTTAACTCTGATTGTTTTAAGCTAACATATCTATCTATATTTTGAAATCTATATCTAGCTTTAATTAATTCTTTTTCAGCTTCAGCATATTGCTCTACAATCATTTTATATTCAGAGTCTATTCTTGCTTCATGCTCTGCTTCACTCATAGTCTTAACTAACTTTTTATGTTTAATTACACACGAAGAAAAAATTGCTTTTCTTCCCTCGTCTAAAATAATAGTTTTCTTTTGCCACTCTGCCCAATCATTAGAAGCATCTTCTAATTTTTTATATAATTGATCGCTTAGACTCATTTTTTCTCCTTTAACATATATTTAAGTGTGGTTGTTGTTGGGTCAAAATCTAATTTATTACAAGAAATTAATATTATAGATATAAATATAATAAATATTATTGTTACAATCTTTATAACAAGTTTATTATGTTTTCTATGTATTGGTATTCCAAAAATAATCATGGGTATAATAACATCTCCTCTGCTTCTTTTTCTAATTGTTTTATTTGTTGTTTAAAGCTATGATTTTCTTTTTCTAAACTTTCTATTTTTTTAACTAATCCTTTATGTTCTAAATACATAGCTTGTAGTTCTTCCCTTTTAAAAGCGAGATCACGCTTTAATTTATTAATCTCGCTAATAAGTTTTTTTGTCATAATTAAAATGGAATCTCATCATCCATATCCTCTATTTTCTCAACGGGCATAGCATAATCTGGTGCTGATGGTTGTGCTTGAGTCATTGGTTGTTGAGTATATTGTGGTATAGTTTGACTAATAGGTTTCATGCCATCTACATTAGGTTGAGGTTTATATGGCTTAACCATTATCAAGCAAAATATTTGTTCAAGATTACCTTTTGCATATTGTGGTGGGTTTTGCATTTCTTGAGTCTTAGTCATATATTTTAAGACATATCCAGCTTTTGTATATTCTTGAACTTCTGGTGTATTAAACCAATCATTAATTTGTGATAAAGCATATTTTCTTTTGGTTAAGCTACAAGTAAATTTAACTTTACTTGCCTCGCCAGAATACTCATACTTTGGACTTACATTTCCTGTTGGGAATAATCTCATTTGTAATCCACAGAAAGGTTTATCGAATTTAGTTTTTTGATACATTTTTTTTTCCTTTTTTTAGTTGATTGTACTTTCTTACAGATTCATTAAAAAGAAGTTCAGATTTATGACAACTGAGTAATCCTAAAAATGCTCGTAAGTGTTCCTTTTTATATAAGATATGTCTAGCCTCGAAGTCTCCACTATCTTTAGGCAATCGAACTATATACATCTTATTGATCTTCTTTCCTGTTTGTTCTTCATAGGCCAACTTATATCCATGTAATTGATGAACCATATTTAAAAACAAACCTTTAGAAGTTTTTATATCTATGAGCCAAAGATTATTTTGTGAGTCTTTAGCAATTAAGTCTAAAGTTCCACAGAACCCTCGTTCAGAATATAAAACCTTTTCGGACTCAATAACTTTTAACTTATGTTTTGTCCAAAACCTTTTAAATTTTTCAAAGCAACCTAATATTACAGGGTCGCTTGGGTCAGTAAATTTTTCTCCTTTAAGCCACATCTCGCAAAACTTATGAACCATAGAGCCTATATTTAAAATATTATCTCCAGACTTTTTTGCATTAGTTTTAGCATTAGTTACTATCTTTTGTATTTGGTCAATCGGAATACCCTCTCTTTCCATTTCAGTTTTGATTGCATTTACTTGTTGGCTAATCTTCCAATTCTCTAACATTGGACTTGCTAACTTTCCAAGTAGTGTACTCATACCAACTACATATTCGTTGTTATGTATATAAACATGTTTTTCCTCATTAAACTCAATCGTATGACCATGTTCTGTTTTATGTATTGCCATTATTCTCTCCCTTATATTCTCGTTTGTTTTTAGCTTTAGAAGTAATTATTGCACAATATTCTTCTATATAATATTCGTGCTTATGTGGATTATTATTTATCACTCTATCCATAGCTTTTATTCTTTTATCTTGCCATGTTGTAGTCTTGTTTAAATGGGTGTCCATTAAGTTCTCTCCTTTTTTTAAGTAGTGTTAGTTCTTTATTAATAATTGGTTGAACCCAGAAGTCAAATGATACATTAAAGTATTCTGACAAAGCTAATAGATTTATTGGATTACAGAGATTTTGACCTTTTTCGTATTTTTGAATCTGCTGGAAAGTAATTTTTATAGCTTTTGCAACTCTAGTTTGGGTTAATTTATTAACCAATCTTATCTTCCTTAATTGCAACCCTATAATCTGAGTAACAATTTTATCGTTATGTTCTCTACTAATATTCCATTCTTCTAATAGATTATGAATTGAAATATTAATTTCTTCTACTGTTTTGTTCATGTTTTCTCCTATATGTAATTATATTTTTTGTTAATTTTATTTAACCAAGAATTTAAAGAATCTAATCTTTTAGATTCTTTAAAGTAATAATATTCGTTAATACCACCATAGTTATCTGTATAGATAAGTTTTTCTCCTCTAAGTGTTAATTTTTCTTGTAAATACAAATATTGATATTTTTTATGTTTTCTCCAATTACTATGACTTTTGTTAATTAATTTACTTGTCATTTTAGATGATGAAACAATTATTTTTTTATAATGTTCAGATGAATAATTAGTTGCATTAATATTTTTAGCAAAATCATCTTCCCATTTTTTAATCCATTTTTTAGTTAAGCACACTATGACCTCTCTTTGTTAAACATTTTCTCATAATAGACTCATACTTTGTGTCTAAAGTTGGACTAGCTGACCAATATAAAATATTACTAATAAAATTAGAATTATCTTTAGCAATCTTATCGCAATGTTGAATATTGTTTGTTATTTCTTTTGCTTGATCAGTATCAAAGTTAGATGATGACTTTCCAGCAGTATCTATGATGGGTTTATAAGCACAAGCATTAAGTAGAGTGCAGACTATCCCTATAGTAAGTATTGTTTTTTTCATATCTCTTTCCTTTTTAATTAAGTAATTGCTTGATGATACTTAACTTGATGTAATTTCCAAGCTACTACTTTTTTCTTTTCCTTTAGTGCTAACAGCTTTTGTAACAAATCCTTTTCCCTCATTATGAATTTGTCGTACTGCATTTGCAACTTTGGAAGTTTCTTGTCCATTTGCTTTGCCCTTTAATTGACTTACTTGATTAGCCAAGTAAGTATCCACAGGATTAATCATATTAAGTTCTTCCTGAAGATCTTGTAATCCACCAAGAGTCATATCTCGGTGGAAAATCTGTTTAAACTGTTTTGATATTTCTTTAGTAAAAGTTGAGTTAGCTGGTATTTTCATTATGATCTCTCCTTTACACCACTTAAATAATTATGTGATTTAACAAAATTTACTGCTTGATTATAATTTTCAAAAGAATTTAAAAACTCTTTTAAATCAGAGTCAGATAAGTTTTGATTACTTACAGGATTCTCTTGTATAAGTTTTCTTATTTTACTTATTATGTTTTTCATTATACTCTCTCCTTGTTTGTTGTTAGTTAATTTATTTAACATACAAATAACTTACCAAATAGGTTGCATTATGCAATAGCTAATTTATCGCATAAAATATAGCTTTTTTGACTATTTTAACAACTTGTGTTTTAATTCTTGCAATTTAAACAAATCAAATATAAAAAACGAATCAATTAAAGATATGATTATAAATAAAAAATATGTTAGAGAGAATTATCCGAAAGGATATAAGTATTTATTTTCATATCATATACTTAATTGTGTTGGGTTTGGCCTCTCTCTCCAAGCCCAGCACATAACAGGGAGAAAACGAGATGAAACAGTTAGATATATTTGATACTGATTATGAGTCTTGTAATTACACTAAGACTAGCCAAGAAGCACTAGCCACAATAAAGCCTAAGATTAAAACTAAAAGAGAACAAGTCTATGATCTTATAAAACTTAACGCACTAACTAATTATGAAATATCAGATGAGTTAGATATGCCTTTAAGTTCTGTAACTGCTAGATGCCGAGAGTTACAAGTTTTGAATTTGGTTGAGGACTCTGGTACAAGAAGAAAAACTAAATATGGGAAACAAGCGATTGTATGGCAAAGAAGAAAGTAGCAACAAAGGGCGAAAGAGAGCATATGAGCAAGGTTGCTAGTTTGGGGTGTTTGGTATGTCAAAGACCAGCTAATGTGCATCATATACGCCCTATTGGGCTAGGAATAGGCAATAGATCGAGCCACTACCAAACGATACCTTTATGTCACGACCACCATCAAGGACAATTTAGTATTCATAATTGCAAAGAACAATTTGAGGCTCGTTATGGTACAGAACACGAAATGTTACAAAAAACTTTGAAAGAAGTTGAGAGTTTAGAAGAAGCAAATAATTTTTTTAACTATAACAAAGGAGAGAACAATGGCTGAAATGAGAGAAGAACATTTTGAAGTAGTTTCTAGCAATAGGGCTAGAGCATATGAAAAACAAAAAAAAACAAAAAACATAATTAGAACACTTTTAAATAGATACTCAAAAAAACAATTAATCGAAATGATAGAAAAGGAGAGTAAAAATGGAAGATAAAATAAAAATTTGCCCTGAATGTAAAACAGATTCTTATTTAATGATTAACACTTTTTTTGATGATGGAACTACAGATTGTGGTTCTTGTGGGTGTAATTGGGAAGAAGACGAACTACTAATAGAGGAACAAAATAATGTCTAAAAAACGAGGATATTTTATTTTATATCGAGATATTTATTCTAGCCCAATATTTAAAAACTTATTACAAGCATCATGCTGGATATATTTCATATCATCTGCATCACATAGAGATACAACTTTAAAGTTTTTAGGAACTGATGTTTTTATAAAAAGAGGCGAAGCCATTATGCCTTTACGAGTTACAGCAAAAAGATTTGGTATGACTTATTCTGAAATGAGGTCTTTCATACTACGTCTTGTGCGT